AACAAGTTTACCGTAACTCAACTCTAACTTATCAGGGTTTTCGTCATAGACAAGTCTTAAAGTATCGTCATCTACTGACTGCACCTCTTGTGCTATAAATCCAAAATCTTTTTTGCCCTTGTTCGCTGAATAAAATTCTTCTCCGTCTTTATCCGTTTCTGCTCTATTATCCCAAACAAACTCTCTTGGTTGTAGGTTGTCGATAAAGTCTAAACCATAAGAGATGTCTTTTATATCTGTTTTATCTCTTTGGTCAGATAGTGAAGTAATAGTCGTTACAGCACAACGTAAAGTCGCAACAGATGAGTTACCTAATGTTATTTCATTACTAACAGAACTGCTGCTAGGATTTGCAGCATATCCTAGATTTGTTATATTATCTCCAGTTGCTCCGCCACCAGTTCCAGCACCTATACAGGTTCTATGAACACCTGTTACATTACCGTCATCTGCGGCATATCCTACCGCAGTGTTTTGAGGGTTAAAAGTTTGATTTTGTAAAAGCAATGCATTAACTCCAATCGCTACTGTTCTACCATCGCTTGTTGCAGCTCCTAAAGCATTTGCACCAATAGCGACATTGTCATCGCCATCAGTATTTGCATCCATTGCTTGATAGCCTAAAACAGTGTTATTACCCCCAGTTGTTGTATTCCTTGCTGCTTCAAAGCCTAAAAAAGTATTATTACCTCCACTTGTATTGTATTGCCCAGCTTGGTAACCTATTATAGTATTGTTTGCAGCAGTTGAACTTTGTGCAGATTGATGCCCTATGCCTACGTTAAAATTACCCAAAGCACCAAAAGCCATAGCATTTGAACCTATAACAACATTCATTATACCTGCTCCACTTGCCTTACCTGCACCTTTACCAATAAAAGTATTACTACCACCTGTATTAGATTTACCAGCTTCATAGCCTAAGCAAGTTCTAAATCCTCCTGTGGTGTTAGAGTACCCTGCTTCGTATCCTATATTTGTATTACTTGCACCTGAAGTTTGTGAGTAACCAGCTTCAAAACCTATTGACATAGTTCCCGTTGCTGTATTACTTCTACCAGCTTTTCTACCAATAGCAGTTACTCCACTTGCGCTTGTACCAGCACTACCAGCAGCAAAACTGCCTATAGCTACACTATCTTCAACTGCAGAAGTAAAATTTGTTCCAGCAGAGCTACCAATAACAACATTGTCATCACCAGCGTTAGCTCTACAAGCCATATCTCCTATTACAACGTTTCTATCAGAACCAGCAGCCATTCCTTTTGCAGCTTCATAGCCATATATTGTATTACTGTTTGCATTAGTTAAAGTAGAACCAGCATCGTGTCCAATTATAGTGTGTCTTGTACCTGTAGTTAGTGCATTACCAGCTAAACTACCTATTACTAAATTATCTTCAGGATTACCCGATAAGCCTGATGGTATGTTAATAAAATATGCAGAAGTGCTATCAATAAGCACATCACTTAAACCGTTCAAAGACGATGCGCCTCCGCTGCTTAAATTGCTAGGTGCTATCCTTACGTTATCAGTACCATCGTAACCTACTACGAAGTCTACGTTTGCACTATCTGTTTTGAGCGTAAACTCACTAAATTTTTTATTTGCCATTTTTTTATTCTTCTATAATTATATTGTCTCCATTTTCAGCTATTAGGAAATCTCCGTTTTCTGCTGTTACTCTGTTAAGGGTTTCTGCAATACTTTGGTAGATACTTCCCCAAGTGCTACTTACAAATCCCCAGTATGTTGTTTCGTATATCTTTCCGAACGCCATTATTTCTCTCTATATTTTTTATAACAAATAGCCAATGCTTGGTCCTTACCGTATTCCGAGCTTATTTGGACAATACATCTTTGTATAAAGTCCCTTTGCTCTTCTCCTGATTTTGGTTCTGGTATTGGCATATACTTAAAAACTGCTTTAGCTTAATTATGTTTTGTTTCTTTGGTTTATATCTCATAATACCCATCCGTTAAAATTATCTGACTTGTCAGGATACATTCCGTCTTGGCTAGAATCATTATATTCGGGATAGCTACTACTATTGTCAATTATGTAATCTAAAAACCGTCTAGTATAGAACTGAGCTTTGCTCTTTGAGTTCTCTACCAGATAGTGTATCTCTTCCATCGAAGGAGTCTCTGAAGACTCACTTCGATGTTTATAAACACCTCCGTTACTTACTTGGTAAGATGCAAACATATAATAGTCTGACTGCGCAAACCAAATTAGCATCGGTGTTATATAGTCGTTCAGGAGTGTCTTGTAGGCTGCATTCGCAGGGTTGTCTATAGTGCCACCAGTAATCAGCGTTGATATCTTGTCATATAGACTTGTACCCAGATAGTTCTGGATGTGTATATCTTGGCTTACCTCGATGAACTGAATAAACTTATCAGCATCCACAGAGCCTCCCACAAGAGACTTTCTCCTTAAGTCGTTAGTCGTTACGAACAGTGCCTTCGCCATCTTCTTTCTTTTTAAATAGTGATTTTACTCGGTCCATTGCAGACAACTTCTCACCTGTTTCTTCCTCACGTTTAATTTTAGTTTCGATATTGTCTAACTGAGTAAACTCAATCGGCTGTAGAGTAACGAAGTATAGGTTGAGGTCAATCTCATTGAACATCAATATAGTCTTCAAACACTCTATAATCTTTTCCTGGAATGGGCGTATAACAATGTTATCCATAAGAACTGAAGCAGTCCTTAGCTCCTCTGCATTATTGCCAAATCCCGTGTTGTCCTTGATTCCAAGAAGTATCGGAGAAACAACTCTGTGACCGAGCATAATCTTTTCACGAGCCTCATCAGCAAGGAACTGATACTGTGCGTGTGCATCTGGGAGGTGTATAGGCTCTATGTCCGCTTGACGGTCTGGGTCTTCATTGAACGCTAAAATGAACTTACCTGAGTTGGATGTCCCTCCGAATTTATCTTGGATTTTGCTTTCAATTAGTTGTTGAGCCTCTTCGTCAGGAACTCCGTTATTGAAGTTAATCAGTAACGATGGCTGTAGACCGTTTAGTATATTGTTAATGTGGTAGTTAGATACCTCTTCCTCTAATGAGCAATACTGTAAACATCCTTGATAGTCCACAGGGGCATAGTAATAGAATCCAGGTCTGTATGGCTTAATAACAAAAAGCTCCCTTAATTCATTTGCTTTGCCGTTTCCGAATGTTGGTATTCTCTTTGGGCTGTCAGATGGCTTATACTCATTCCACTTTGGATGGTAGTAATACGCCTTTATCTTTCCTTCGTCTGCCTTTTCCGCTCTTAGCGTTTCCATAGGGAAATGCGTAAGAGATGTAATTCTAGTTTTACTTTTATTATATACAACTTGAATAGCACCCTGACCAAGTAGTTTGTAATCATTAACTATCTTTTTTACCTCTTCGTCTTTTAGTATCATTTTAAAGCGAGCATACATCTCAGGCTTTTCTTCGCTGTCTGTCGCATTAAGTCCTCTTCCGTAAATCATATCTACAATACCATTGATACAGCAAGAGTTTGTTGGGCTGCTCAGGTAATTGTCAATTAGTCCACCAAAGTAATTATTATCCTCCCCATAGGTAACCCAATCATTTCTGTAGTCCTCCTTAATTTCAGGAATAGTATAGCCCTGTAGGTTTACTACTCTAATTGTTCCTGTTGGTTTATTCTTTCTAGGCATATTATATTGTTATATATTTTTCTCCAGTAGGAGCAGCACTATGCTCTGTATATTTCCCTGTGTTTAGTGTGTGCTTTTGCGTTCTGTCGGTTTGTGCCGTAACATAAACCTTGTCCCTAAACAACAGTGTAGAGCCTTGCTTCAGCTCCATAAAATAAATACTACCTTCAGAAAGTATTGAGAATGTACAGGGTATGCTTATGTAGTTACCCACTATCGTTGAGGTAAGGTTTGTAAGAGTCTCTGTAGTTCCCGTTCCATCTCTAGTAATCACCAAAGTAAGATTGCTAGCCTCGACATAAGTTCTTGGTATAATCTTAATTATTTGAGAATTTGTAGATGGAAGTAATACTTTCATATATATATAACTCAAAGATGTATTATTTGTTTACAAAAAAGCCCCACCATAAAGGTGAGGCTTACTGCGTTTAAGAACCTACTATGTTTAAACGTTAGTTCCTTGAACTATTGTTACTGTATTAGCTAATCCAGCGAATGGATTTGCAGCAGTAGCTCCTTCTAGGAAGTTAGCAGGAAGTACTTCTTGACCTGTAAGAGTCAATGTGTATCCGCTTAAATCTCCCATTGCAGCACCTGTTACAATAGTACCTCCACTTACATCAGCACCGTGTTCTAATCCCATTATAAAGGCATTGCCATTATAATCTTGGACAACAACGTGAGGTCTTCCGAATGTTAACAATTTCAATTCCTTGTGGTCTTGTATTGTAAGTTTATGAAGTGTTAGGTTTAGTGTTTGCTCATAGAAAGTTGTTCCGTTTTCTCTCGATGAGTTAATAGTTTGTTCAAAAGAAGAGTTACCTTTAACATCATATTCATAAGCGGGAACAACCCCTAAGTCATCAATAACGTCAGTATTTGTACCATCAAAAGTGGTAGTAATAGAGCCGAAATTAAGGAAATAAACAGACTGAATGCCGCCAACTACATCTTTGCAGGGTTCTTTTCTTCCGAGTGTTAAATCACAAGCCATAATTATTTAAGTATTATAAAAAAGGGCAGGTAGGCTTTAAGGCTTACCTACCCCTTTTAGATTAGTGTTTCGGTTTATTAAGAGTACAATACTAAATCAGAACCTACTCCGATTTGTACGCCTGCTGTATATCTCATAATAACTCTCACATTTTGAGAGCCATCGATATCAGACATATCAATAACCTTAACCTCGTTACGGTCATCTAATAGACCTGTACCGAAGTATAAGTTAGATTTAGTTGTTAAGTACATCTTGTTACTTCCTGAGCCTTTAGCAACAAAGATTGGAATACCCTCAAAAGAAAGTTGTCCACCATTGTACCATTGTGTACCTTTACTGTCTGTACCTGCAGCTCCTATACCTGAAGCAAAACCACCTAAAGCACGAATGTATGCTTGGGCTACGTTTATAGATACATAAAGTGTTAGGTCTTCTTTGCCCATAATACCAGGAGCGTTAGCAACAGCAGAGTCTACAACAAGACCCATTTGAGCAATAACATTAGCTGATGTAATAGCTTCAGCAGTAATGTCGTTTACTGTACCGTCATTAAGTCCTAATGTAAGGAAACCATCAAAAGAACCTTCTCCAGCAGTACCTGACCATATAGATGATTCAGTTGCTTTAGCAACTTCAGCAGCTACTTGTCCGATTACGAAATCAGAAAATAGTGGGGGTAGGCTGTCAAAAGCAGAATAACCCATCTGAGCAGCTTCCCAGTCAGCGTGTAATTCTTTTTTACAGATTTGTAGGTTAACTTGTAACTCGGTAGGAGTAAGCACTTTTTCAGTAAGTGTTAAACCAGAAGTAGTTGCATCAAAGTCACAGTCCGCAGAACGAACGATATTTGAAAAAGCCCCTACTTTCATAGCTGCCTTGTACTTTACGTTAGGCAGAATAGTGATGGCACCTTGGTCTAAGGTATCAGCAGAGAAAAGTGATGCAGCTAAATATTTACCTGCAAATTCCCCAGCATAAGATGAACCAGTAATAGTTGGATTTGGCATTTTGTTTTATTTTAGTTGTTTGTTATTTTTGACATTACTTTGTCAAGAGTTGATTTACTTCTGTTTTGCGCAAACAGTTGCGTAGGTTTCTTAGACACCTCTGCCTCTGGATTATGAGATAATGGCTCTACAGCAGGTTCTTGATTTGATAGTTCTGTTGGAACTTCCAATTCTTCCTTTTGTGCAGTAAGCTCTTCAATCATACCTTTCATTTCAGCCATAGCTTTAGCAAGGTCTTCTTTAGTAGCATACTTGTCCATCTTATCCTCGTCTTCCATTTCTTCTTTGACTTCTTCTGTTTCTTCTAGCTCTTCAGTCATTTCAACTTCTTCAGTTTCTTTAACTTCTTCAGCAGCTTCAACTTGGATGTCCTTAACGTCTTCAGACAATTCTACTTGCTCTTCAGCTACGGGAGACTGCTCTTCAGCAGTTTCTTCCTTAACATCAGTGTTAAGTAAAACATTCTTGAAACGCTCTACGATTTCGTTAGCTTTCATATACGAATTAAATAAGGTTAAACAATAATTAACTAACTATTTAACTCAAAGATTATATGTTTGTTGTATTTTTAACTTGTTCCGCTAGTTGGACCGATGCCTTGCGCTTGCAAGGAGCCGTCACAGCATTTTTTACTGTAACGTCTCCCGTCTTTACATAAACATCCTCTGCGACCGCCCGTTGGGCTGCTATTTGATGGGGTAACGAATTTCTTTCTGCTCATTTTGAAGATTTAGGGTGTTTCTTTGGTAATAAATCGTAATCTGTAGTGTATTTAGCGTTCTGTGGTCTTCCATTCTTGACGAGATACAAAAACGCATTCACTCTTGCAAACGCCCACTGAGATGCTGACTTAACTACAGGAGAACGGGAAGTATTGAACGCCCCTAAACCTCTCTGAAATACAGAAGATAACACTCCTACAGTCACTCCATAGCCTAACTTACCTTTGTACTTCTCGTTAAACTCGTCTGCCTTCTTTTGTAGGGATGCACGGTCTTTTTGGGAGACCTTAGCACCCGTCTTTCCAGATGCATCACCTTTTGCGGACCCCTCACCCTTTGGTCTAGGGTTCGGAGTGTCCGATTTGGGAGCTTTAGGAGAGCTTTTTACGCCACCTCTTGGTCCCACCTCTGCCATCTTAACGCACTTGCCATAGACCTTTTTGTAGCCCTTTGGGCATTCGGCTAAGTCTTCTAATTTGTGCTGCTCACAGGGCATATACCAAGTCTTGCCCTCAAATTCGTGTGTGTGATGTCCTTCGCAGCCGATGTCTTGTGCTGCTTTATCTGCAAGTTCCTTTGTTGCGTATGCAAGTCGGTCATCTATGATTGCCATATCATCGCCAATCACCATAGACGCAAACTCACCTCTCCTAAATTGCTTCATTTTACGAATAGCCCAATTAACGCCTGCAGTTCCTCCCCAACCAAGCCAAGCAACATATCCCTTGTCTTTCCAAGGAGTACCCCTTAAGTCTGGGTCTATAGTAGCGTTTCTGCGATGTCTGTTGAATGAAGCCATCCTAGCAATCGTTTGACGGGTGATTTTTTGACCCTTAGAGAGCTGGTTGGCTCTTCGCCAACCCACCCTAGTCATTCCCTTTACCTCATCACGACCATATCTATTACGCCAATCAAGGACTTTACGGGCGTTTTCTCTTGCTGCTTTAGGGTAATCATCATAAGAGCGTAATTCAACGTCTAAAGCCTTTGTAAGCTCTTCTATAAGGGATAGTGCTTCTAGCTCCTCTTCCCCATACTCAGGAAGTTGCTCTTTTGGTCTTTCCATAGCATCTGCGAAGTGTCCCTCGATGCTGAAGCCTTTTACTTTGCCTGTTTTGACATAGTTAGACCATAATGATTCATCGTATACTTTCATAGAGACCATCCAAGTGCCATTAGGCAGGTCAAAGCCGTATTTACGGGACTTATCTTGGTTTGTGTCATCTATAATCCAAGATTCTACAACAGATAAACCTTCTAACTCTCCATCGTGTTCTAAGGTAGCGTTGTTTTGATATCCTTTA